CCGTATCTACTGAAGAATCAAAGCCAAATAACAAACCCTTTGCAGACGCTTCTGTTGCTGCTGCGTATGTGCATAAAACAGTTACGTTAAATATTGTAGGTATATATCCACTTAATGCACCAATTAATGTTTTTGGAGTTGAATCTAATGCTAAAACTTCTGCATTACTTAAAGAGTATTTGTCAGTTTGAATAACATATTTAAAGTCCGTTTTTTTAGATGTTCCTTGTGCAGACCCTGTGGTATCGTTTACATCTACGAGCATTAAGAGATCGCCAGACCCCGCCTGTTCGTCAAGAGAATTTTTATCGGTTAACCTTTGTCCCGCCATAATTAATAGTTTTTTTGGTTAATTTTTTAATATAGTTTTTAAGTTTCTTGAAATTTTCCCTACTAGAAGGATATGTTCTTCTTTTAACAGCCATAAACAGTAATTCCTGCACCTTGTAAGTAATTCTTTAGTCTATTGCTTCTTGCAACATTATTATCTAAATTAATACCTGCATAGTAGTTTCTTGTTGTTGGGTCTAAGTCAGCACCCGTATTGCTTGAATACTCAGGAAATGAGCTTGAATTATTTCTTAAATAGTCAATGCAACGCTGTCTGTAAAATTCAGCTGCATCAGTTGCTGTGTCCATTACTGGCTTTAAGTCATCATAAGTAGCACTTGCTGATTGATCCGTTGCACCCATAACCACAACAGCGTTGTTCACGAAACGAAGACGAAGGTAGGGAACAAGAGAAACGAATGCAAATTGCACTAAAGCAGGTTGGATGTATGTTTCAACAAGTGTCTTATAAGCACCTGTTAAACTGCTTCCTTGAATATCTGATTTTAGTTTAGCATCTAAGTCTGTTCCAAGTATCGGTAGAATGCTCATATCTTGTGCTAACAAAATATAAGGCATTATTAAATCATCGGAAACTGAACCGCCAATTGCTGAATCCTTTTTTAATCGTGTTGAACTTATGTATAGTGTATGTTGTATCGCCATAGTTTTATTTTTATTTTACGCCTGGATAATGACCTTGATTGGGCATATTCACAGGTGCTATTACTGCATCTTTAATTCCTGTTGGTTTTGGTGTATATGATTTAGGAATGCTATCAACCTTTTTGTAGTCTTCCATACTTTCACCTTCCCTTAGCTCTGTTCCTTCTTTTAATCTATATAGAATTACTTTCCAAGCGTGTCTACAATACACACCTCCTTTAAATTTGAATAAATCATAAGCACGACCTTTGTGTCCTAATTGCTTGTTGACACCTTCACGACTTGCCTTATCAATATCTTCTAATCTATACACAAATCCTCCTTTAGCCAATCGCATCATATTCTTGCAGAATGTCCTTGTTGATTTACTTGGTTTTCTACTCTTTTTAATATACTTAAATCTTACCCTATAATAAGACTTATCTAATGAGCTTGGTTGGTCTTCTTTGCTTCTTATTTCATCAGCAAACTTTTCTTTGTTTTCTTTGATTAGTTTTTTTGCCCAATCTTCATAGTCTTCAATCAATCCTTCGTCTTGTTCATCTACTATTTCCCATACTTCCTCATCCATTTGTTCACCTTGTAGTTCTTCAAATATTATGTTTAAATCATCATCTGACATTTCTACAAAATCATCAGAATCAATATCTTCTTGTGTAACACCTTCTTTTTCTTGGTCTTCTTCTGATTGTGTCTTAGTAACTTCTAAATCAATGAAATCAGCAGGTTTAAGCGATTTAAAGTATAAATCAAGGTTTATGTCATTAACTCTAAATATCTTGTCTAAACCCTTTAAAAGCGTTGATTGGAAGGGAACAATCACTGTGTTTGAAAATAAACTAAAAGCATCACGCAATTCGTCAGCATTATTTCCAAGTCCACCACCTTCTGCTCGTATTCCAAAAAGGATTGGTGATGTAACTCTATGTCCTGCAAGTATTTGATTTACTGCTTGTTTACTCATTCCTTCCCACGCAGATTGTGCATCATTCATTTGTATTGGTTCAATTACAGGTGCTGTTTCTTTTCCATCATTAAATGTGATAAGTATTTTACCTGCATTTCCACTACCTGCAAATTTAGCATTCAATTGTCTTTCTATTGTTCTTCTTTCTTCTTCTGTTGGGATTCCGTTAGAAAAACCAACGTGCATTGATGGTGTCATACCACTTGTGATATTAGATAGGTGAAATTGTGCTATTTCTAATTCCATTTGAATCCAATCAGTAGCAGCTACATAATCAGGTGCAAAGCCATAGAACAAAGCAGGGTTTTTATCTCGGATCATCAGAATTTGAGATGCCTGTGTTCTATCTTCTGTATTGAAAGCAGCGTAAGGTCTTGGTCGGTATTCTGACTTCTTAGATTTAGACCAATCAGCAGAATAGTAATAAGTATCTACTTCTCCATCTATCATTTTACCAGAACGGATGTATTGTGCAGGTATATGTTTCATTTTCGCTATCTTGCTTCTATCTCTTGACCATATCACGTTGACATAACACCCACCAAATAGCTTTAAGTCCATTGCTAAGTCTTTTAAAACATCATCATCAGAATTGTGTAATAACTCTGTTAATCGTAAATAAGATTCTTTTGTTGATTCTGATTCGTCTGCATTGGTAGCGGCTAATCCTTCTCCATATATCATTGCACCTATTGACTTAACTAATGCACCATTGATTGCACTACCTAAGAATAGTTCTAATAGATAATTAGGATATAGATTATCCTCTCCAAAACTTACCCAGTCTTGATTAGATTTTTCCACTAAATGCGGAATATTATAATGTGATAATTTTACTAAATTTAAATTCATAATGGATTTGTTAAATAGATGCTTTCTGTGTCTGCATCGTTAGTAGTATATTCGGTGTATTCTACGGGCGGTGTTCCTTTAAAAAGTTCATTTGTTTCATCTACTGTTAGATTAAGAGTTCCTGTGTAAAGTATATTTTTTTCACCGCTTATATCTTGATATAAAGTTATATCATAAAAACCCAAAGGAAAGTCTGTTGTTCCCCACTCTAAAAGTTCTGGTGGACTTGGTGCTGGTGATGTTCCTCTTGTGGTTTTTAGATTAATTTTCCAGTATCTATCATTTTCATCTACTGTTGAAAATTCTCCTGACTGTGTGTTTCCTGTATATTGACTTACAGCATCATATTTTACTATTTTTGTGTCAGGGTCTTGAGTTATCCATTCATCCTGTAGCTGTAGATAGAAAAAATTATTTCTTAAAAGCCCTGCATCCTTTTTATATATTTTTAACTGCAACATATTAAAATGTTATATATACAGACTCTGTATCTGCATCGTTAGTATCATAGTTCGTATACTCTACAGCAGGGTTACCAGACTGTTTTAAATTAGCTAAGCCTTCCCAAATTACTGTTAACCCTGTTGGATCAATGTTGGCGTTCGATGAATTTTGATATATTGTAACATCATAAAACCCATAAGGCAAATCAGTGTTACCAAAAGTTACAAAACCCAATGTGGGTGCTAAGCCTGTAGAAGCATAAAAAATAAAAGACACATATCTTTCTTTTTTTGTGTAAGAGGAACTAAAAGGCATTGAGGTAAAGCTATTTCCTGACGCTTGGCTTGTAAAAGTCAATAATGACCTATAGTCAGCATTAGTCATTTTATCGTAAATATTTAGGTTAAACGAGTTTGCTGTAGTTGTTGTTGCCCTTAATAGCTGTATCATATCAAATCAAAGTATTTACCAATTACATCCATATAGTTATCTTTAACCATCTGTTGTTCCTGCTCACTTAATTCATTTAAGTCTGCAAATACAACATCTGGTTTATTATATTTCTCCTTCAACTTGAACATCTTTTTTCTTCTTTTTAGGTTTATCTTCTATAAATAAGCTGTTTCTAATATGTTCTCTAAGTCCTTCTATTTGTTTTTGCGTTAGGTCATCTAAAGGTATATTAAGTGAATCAATACTTTTACCTTCCCATTCTTTTTTTAATTTCCAAGCCATAGTGTGTTTATTATAAATATAAATATAGGTTATTTGTTTTTTTTAATAAAAAAAAGGGGTAATAAAACCCCTTCTTTTCTTTCTGTATTGAGTAACGATTAAGTTCCCAAAACAAAAGCAATTGACGCATAATCATCTAAATTATCCCAAGGGTAATTCGCAGTTGATGGTCCGGCAGTTTGCTCTATTTGTATTGGTGGATCTCTTTCTTCTGCTACAAATTCTAGCGTATATCCGCTTAAATCTCCTTTTGCCGCACCCGTAGCCATTGTTCCACTTGTGATATTGCATCCGTTATTCATTCCAAGCAAAAAGATGCTATCGTTTGCATCACGAACAAATATCTGACTTCTATTGTATGTAGCTAATTTCAATTGATTTGTAGCATCGTGGTCAAGTTTTTGTAAAGTCACAGACAAGGTTTGTGTCCAAAATGAAGTTCCCGTAGCAGGGTCAGAATTAAATGCTACAGATAGTGAACTAACATTTGGTCTTAAATCATATTGCAATAATGTTTGTTTTGACGATGTTGGGTCGCCATAAGTATCCCAATCAGCAAAATCTGCATCTGTCATTTCAAGGGCAGAAATAGTAGCACAAGCTTCTATATTACCGCAATAGTTTGGTAAAATCCAAAATTGTTTTAGTCCTCCTATCGCATCTTTACAGTCTACTAATCTTCCGAGTGTTAAGTCACATCCCATAATTATTATTGTATTAAAAAGTTAATAAAAAGGGGGTGTATTACAACCCCCTATTTAAAGTATCTATTAAGTCCAAACAGTTGAACCATATACACCATCTGTTGCTACAGCAGTTTGAACACCCACAGCAAAGTTCATTACAACTCTTACGTTGTCAGAACCATCATACTCATAAGTAGGTATTAATCTTGCTTCAGTCCAATCAGTAGCAAGGTTAGTTCCGAATACTAAGTTTTCAGGGTAAGTGAAAAGGATAGTATCGTTGAACATACCTGGACATCTGTATATTGGGTATCCGAAGTAAGTAGCAGTATCAGATTTTGCATCAAATCCTAATCCAGAAATTTGTCCTTGATTAGAACCTGCAGAAGCTAATGCTTGAATATAGAAACCATAAGTCTTGTTATTCATATAGAAACCAACACCAGGCTTAGTAAGTATACCTGAGATGTCAGATGCCGCCGCATTATATACAGAAGCCATATCAGTTAAGATATCAGCCGCCGCTAGAGCATCAGCAAAATCTACTTCTGTAAAGTCTTTACACGCAGAAGCGTCAGCACCCGTTTCATCTTGTGTTCCATCGTCAGATAAGAATCCTGTTCCGAAAGGTGAAGAACCTTGCCATATTCCGATTTCTAATTGAGCAGCAGCTTTTCCTGCAACAACTTGTAATAAGAAGTCAGAGAACGCTACTGGTAAGTTACCATTTCTGTCCATTCCTGTCCCAAGCCAGGTCGGGAAAATTGTGCCCCGGCATACCTCCTCGTTCACTTTTAGATCAGTCAAACTGAGAACTTGCTCAGAAGTTGATGTGTCATTTCCACTAGAGAAAGAACAAGCAGCAGCAACAATTGGATTAGCACAAGCTATATTGTTAATTACTGCACTTTTTGTTAAACCATCTAAGATTCTAACATAACCCTTAGCAACTGTGTCAGGACTTCTCAAGGCAGCAGTCACATAAGGCATTGCGTGAACACCTGCATATGTATCACCATTTACAGTTATATCAAATTCACGTCTTTTTGATAATTGAATTTTATTCGCCATTTTATTTATTATTTATTGTTAATGTAATATGCTGTCCTCTCCATTGGTGACAGTTTTCCTAAGTCCATAGTTGTATTAACGTTCGTTCCTTCTGGTGAATATGTAATGCCTTCATCAGCAGGTTGTCCGCTTAATTCAACTATTTTTCCTTTTAATTCTTCTATTTGTGTCATAAGTTCCCCCATAACCTCTTTTGACATTTCAGTCTTTTCTTCTTCCACTTCTTCCGAAACTTCTTCTGACAATTCAGCAGATGCTTCTACTTTGTCAGCTTTTAGGTCAGCAACAGCGTCTTCAAGATTTTTGATTCTCTTTTCCATTCCTGCCCAATCTTCAACGTCAGCTTCATCATCTTCAGCTAATTCTTCTTTAGACTCAACTTCTTCAGACATTTCTTCTTCAGATGCTTCTACATCTTCCGCTTCTTTTTCTTCTCCAAGATCAAGTATTTCAGAATTTTCTCCGATTGTTAATTTGTTTCCATTTTCCATTGTATAGCTTCCTGCTACCAATGCTTCTGCGTTTCCATCATCAGAAACAGCAAATACTTTAGACCCGATCATAAATTGCTCATCTTCTGTAGCAACAACACGTCCATCGTCTAATTTCATTTCAGCGTAGAATTTAACGCCATAAGATTTAGGTTCATTTTTCATTTTTAAGATATTTAAAATTTTTTCAAGAGTTCCCATAACATTAATATATATAAAAGGGTTAAAATTGTTTATTTCTTTATCGTCTGACTGTCCTGTTTTTGATAGCAGCACAGACTTTTGCCGCTGTTTCTTTATTACCATATTCTTTCATTTGGTCACGCATACAATCATCCCAAGAATATTTTAACATTGCTTTACGTTTTGCATAAGCAACATATTCTAACATTTTGTATTTTTTTTTGTATGTTCGTTTTTCACTTTCAGAATGTTCTTCCTTCATAGTAGCAGAAGCGTGGTCAACACAAGGCATAAATAATTTAACACCATCAACACTATGAGTATGGCTACCAGAACAACCTTTAAACATTTCTGCATATAAATCAGCTTCTTCTTTTGTTCTAAATAATGGCTCACCATCTAAACTTCCAACAGGTTTTAATTCGTTAGCTAAAATCACTTCTTTAATTCTGCTCATCATTACTTCATCAGGACAGTCTTCACAAACTTCATCTAATATATCAACTTGCCTAGATGCCTCAATTAGTTTGTCTGTAAAGTAGCCTTCAATGCTGAATCCTCTAACTTCTTTGTTCTTTATCTTTTCCCAAATGTCAGGATTGTTTTCTGCACTTACTTGAACAAACCAAGTTCCGACAGGCATATTTTTGAAGCCATACATATTTGATTTGTCGTATTTGTTATTTTCTTTAATCCACGATTCTACGACAGTTAATCCCTCTACTGGCTCTTTGTGTTCTAGGGTGTGATTATTGTTCCTTAGATTCAACATAAATAGCTTCTGTGCTTGTCTTATCGTTTCTTTAGTAAAAAACACTTCATATTCTTCGTTTGTGTCTTTATCTAATCTTGGAATCTTTTTGTCTGGAATAAGGACAGCACCAATTAATTGTTTTTGTTCTTCATCAATTTTCGCAAGTGATAGAAAGTCATTATTGAAGAAAACAAAATTTTCTTCTATCGCTGGAAATTTAACAACAGAGATCGCATCAACACCAAAGTGTTCTGCTGCTTCGTCTATTATTAGTTCTATTAGTTTTTTCTTTTTAGCCATATCATTTATAAATATAAAGTTCTTAATTTTGTTTATAATGTCGCCTGAATATCTAGTTCTTCTTGCAACGCTTGTGCATTAGAAATATCATTTTCTACTACAAAAGCTTGAACAGGTTGCTGTTCTCCTGTTGGTATTCCATTTATGTTTTCTAAATTAGGTATTGTTCCACTAATACCACCCTGTGGAGGTGCAGGAACGTCTGCTCGAGGACCATCACCACCACCACCTTCTGCACCAGGCAATTTAGTTGATATTATTTTCTTAACATTAGCCATACCTGCTGCAACTGCACCTATTGCTGCTATCGGACCAAAGATAGGACCTGCACCAACAGGAGGTGATGCTAAGGCTGCGGTTGCCGCTGAATAAGTATTGATTAATGCTTGACCTATTGCTAATGCTTTACCTGCCTTTGTTTCTTCACCTATTAATGATGCTACTTGTCCTATTGAGTTAGCTACTATGTTTCTTTTACTTTCTTCTGTTAGTTTAAAAATCTTGATTTCTTCGGTGCTGTTTTTCTTATTATGTGCTAATCTTTTATTCATTTCAGCTATAGCACTCTTTGTAAAATCTTCTTCTACCTTAACTTTTGTGGCTGTAAACTCAATAGTTTTCTCCGCATCTTTTTTCTGTGAAGTAACAAGCTCTCTTTCCATTGTATTAAGTTCTCTTGTAACCCGTAACTGTCTTTGTGTAGATTGGGTTTCTAAATCAATCAATCTTGCTCTTTCATTAGATAGTTCAATCATATCTTCTTCTGATGATTTACCTAAATCAATAATCGCCTGTAATGCATCCACCTTCTTTTGTTGAGTTTCTAACTCTAATTGTGCAACTCTTTGTTCTTCTGCTACTGCTGCCTTTAAGGCAACTAGCCTGTCTTTAATAGACCTTGCTTCATCTTCCGCCAATAATCGAGATGCTGCAATAATTCTATTAGCTTTTGCTCTTTCTACAATCATCTCTCTTTCTTCATCTCTTACTGCTTGAAGCTGTTTAGTAAGCTCTCCCATTGCTTTTGTTTCTTTTACTATCTCATCCTTCGTTCCTGTAAATGCTTCTCTAAATGCTTTAAGAGGGTTTTTCATTTTTATTAAGGACTTAATAAACTGTTCTGCTCTATCTCTAATAACATCAAATGCGGCACTTAGTTTTGAAGTGATTACTTCAAACTTTCTAGCAGTTTCTATATTACCGCTGAATATATCTTTTAACTTAACAAATAAACCTACTATAATACCAATACCAAGTGCTTTAAAAGCAACTTTTAATCCTTTAACACCTGCTTTCATTTTACCAAAAGCACCTTTTGTTCCTGCTGCTGCTTTAGATGTATCTTTTACACCTTTTTTTAATTGGTCAACTTGCTTGATACCATCTTTAGCATCTACTTTTATTTTTACTGTTCTTTCTTGAGGCATATTATCTAAATATTATTCTTATTATCTGTTTAAACATTCTTTTAAAACTTGTGTGGTATTCTTGCATACCATAAGCAAAGTCTAATTCTTTGTCCTTGTATTCCACTAATTGTAAATGGTCAATACTTGGTATTATTACCTTTGCAATACTTTCTATATATCTTTTTAATTCCATATTAAATAACTATTATTTTCTAACACTATATACTCTCCATTTTGGAACAATGCCCATTCTTCATTGTAAGGCATCGTGATATAAGGTATTCTTTGAACAACAATATCAATATTCAACGCCCAGCTCTTTTTGGTGTCTGTTTGGCTGTCATCTAATCCAAATTTTATTTCTCCCGTTGCTAATGCTGAAATGTATAGTGTCGATGTTGTTGTTGTGTCTTTAATCGCCCAACTAACAACTCCACCTGCTGCACCAATTTGAGAAACACCTGCACCACCTCTTTTAAATGCTGTATTGTAATTAAAACTCTCTGTATCACCAGGAGGATAAGTAGAGCTTGATCCCCCTATCACAGTAGATATACCATACACTCGAACCATCATATTGGAGTTTGGCGGTATAATTATTTTTGTGCTACTCGCAGAACCTTCAGGGTAAGCATATCCTCTTGTGTTACCTTCAGTATGACCTGTTAGAACCATTGTATGTGATTCACCATTAATTTGTGGGATGCCTTTTAATTTGGTTTTATATTTAATCACCATATCATCTCCCATATAAGGCAAGATTTTTTGTGAATACTTGCTTGTGTCTACACCCCTTATGAATGGACTGTTTAATCCACCTAAGTTACCAGAAACTAATGTTTGCAATTGCCCTATTGAAAATAGAGAGAGTGGTGTTTTTTGTGATTGAAAAGTAGCGGGTAAGCTACCTGAATTTGCCATACAATAATACTCACCAGTTCCATTCTCAAAATTCGTCAAGGGGCTACCACCATTTGCTAAACAACAAGCACTGGACGCATATAGACCTGGATAATTTGGGAATGATGTATCAGGCGAACAATCAGGGTCGTTTTCACTACACCACGATAAAAAACCACCATACATACCAACAGCAACAGAATTGCAGTCTTGCACATTATATAAGCTATCTAATAATTTTAATAGTATAACCTTCGTTGAAACCTTATCACCAACCTGATAGTTTTGTATGTTTATAATACGCCAATACGAATCTTTGATAAAGATTTCATCACTAAACTTAAAATTAAATATATCAACCTCATTTAAATTCAGATGACACTCCATAATTCGAGCATCAGAATTATATATGTTGTTTAGATAGGACCGCCAATATAAAAAGAACAATGTGTTTTCGTTCCAGAAACCAGGCGATTCGGGCGTGTAGTTAAAAATGCCTGAGCCACCAGTAGGTGGTGGTGCAAAATTCCAATACAATGATTTGTTAGAAGGAGAAAGTGTATATGCCCCACTGGAAGGCGTAATATCCCAAACTGTGCAAACGGGGTATGCGTCAAAGCCATACGCTGTTACAGTGGAGTCTGCAGGACTTATGTGGTGTAAATAATATGACACCTGTTCTCCTATATTGTTTAACACTTCTGTTTCTGCACCATTGTAAAAAAACAATTTGGGCTTAGTAGCGTGTAATACGTTTTCAACACCAAACTCAGTAGGGCTGTAGCTAATTTCATACTGAATAGCCATATTCGCTAAATCAGTTCCTTCCCCTGTGTCTTGGTTTCTATATATTTGCTCATTTATGTATGGTGAAAAAATAGGAGTATTTTTAAGTTCTCCTGAAGCAAAATCATTGCTGGTAGTATCATCATAATACTTACCATACACATTTAATAGGGGTGCTCTTTCCTTAATAGCCTTGTTCATTAAATCAACATCTTCTAAATCTGTTAAATTAATAATCCTTTTTTGTAGTGATGTGGTGTCTTTCACAACCACTTCTTTAGATGTGTCTAACTTACCTGTCCAATCTTTTAAAGAACCACTACCAATATAGTCATCATAAGTTTCTATAATAATATTCGAAGCGTTGTCAGGGTCAGCCAGAATAACTAAATTAAATCTTTCTATAATATCTTTTAAAAACCCTCTTTGTGTTATTTCTGGGTCTATACAAGCAGGAACATCAATCGAATAACCATATTGGGAAGGCGTATAGTCTAACCACGAGCAAGTTAAATTTCCAAACACATTTCCTACACCACCCAGGTATATGTCGCTTCTCTGCATTTGTAATCTGGCTTGATTTCCGAATGAATAGTTGTCTATCTCAGGGAACACAAAGAAAATTGCAAATTTAGTTCCTACCTCTATGTTGCTTATATCTATCACGTGTTCCCATTCTTGCGTTGTAAAAGCACCACTACTAGAACCACCGCCTGTTATATTGTTAATAGTGCCTATTGATAATATGTTCCCATAAACACCATCGCTAAACTCTCTTAGTTTTACCTCTATAGGGATAACGTCTGTGGGGCTACCACCACAAACTGCAACAACACTCTTTCGAGCATTACCCCTTATAGTTAATTCAAGCATTGTTGGACTTGTTTTGTGGAATACATCATTGGTTGTGTTCCAAAGATCATATCCATCAATATACGTTGAATTTAATCTGAATCTAAATTCTGGTCCATTTTGAAAATACTCGCAGTTTCCAGGTGATGGTAAAGGCACTTCAATAAATCCATAAGACAAATAATCACTTCCATAAACACTCATATAACCACCAGGTATATTGGGCATAGCTTCTGCGGTTGGTAGCACAGCTTCTTCTAAATGGTTGCAAGTTGTCATAAACAACTTCCCAAAGTATTGTGGGTCATCATCTATAAATGTGGAGGTGTAAGAAAATCCCGCTTTTGCTATTATTAATCGTAATAGTTGCTTTAATTGTATCGCAGGTCGCAGTTGATTTATGTCCGCCATAAAATTAGCAGCATTAGCACCAATAGATGACATCGCTAAATACTCATTGCTATTAGCTTGATAGAAAAAGTTTTTCATTGTTGCTGTTATGGGGTAAATAACTTTTTGAACACCTGCAACAGCATCTCTTAGTGAATCGCCAGACGTGTTCTGAAAGCTTGTTGTTCCGCCATTCCAAGAATATCTTATGTTGGCCGCATTATATAAATGGTTTAAACTGTCACTATAACTACCATCACTTTGTAGAAATACGTCTTTTAATTTTTGCTCACCAATAGCACTAAATAAATCTGCTGTGTTTGACATTATTATAACTTCGTAATACTGTGCTTTTTGATATACCGCTTTTAATTGTAATGATCCTTCAAATTGTGGAACTGTGCCGACATAAAGAACTGCATTAAATTTTTTGGTGGTGCTAAAAACTAAAGTTTCTAAATTAACATTATACCAATTTTCAAAGAATTGATTGTTGTTCTGTGTGAAGGGCAATTTAAATGTTTGACTATAACTAGCCTTTCTTGTTTCTGGTTCTTTAACATCGCTGAACTGAAAATTCAATGCTACGTTTGGTGCTTCCTGTAAGTCTAACTGATAAGTGGTGTCAGACGTTGAAGCAGTTGTTGCTTTTCTATATGCTACTAAACGAACTTTCATTAGCTATTTGTGTTTACATTATTAGCGTATTCTATTTGAATAGTATACTGCATCATCTTATCGTTAGCTCTTGTCTTTCTTACAAATGAAGAATCTGTTATCATTACACCTTGCGTAAATTCTGTGTCTGCATTTTCTACTATGTAAACATCTGTTGACATTATTAGCTTTTCTAATAGCCTACCATCTTGTTCTGTTATCCAATCTGTATTCAAAGTTTCTTTCAATACTGCTGTTACTTGTCTTGTTTTCTTGCCTCGCATAGTATTATTATAATACCACTTAGAAGCATTGAATCTACCCATAATAGAGCTATAGTTATTTCTCTTAACTTCTACTCTTTGTGTTGATTTCTTTTTGAAATTGAAATAATCATAACACCCTAAACTATTACGCCACGCTAATCTCCTAACTTTAAAACCTTTGCAGCTTCCGTCTTCTTTTATGAAATAATAGAGAGCAGTAGAGGCTGTCACATAATCGCCTTGAACACCTCCTACTGTGTAATAAACCCAACCACTAAAATTAGATGGTTTTGCACCACCAGCTACTGTTGTTCCACCCCCAGAACTATTCCAAGCAGGAACATTTGATCCCTGTAAATTACCAGGACCACAACCAACATAAATTAATCTTTCTGAGTCTTGGTTGGTTTCAGTGTTAGGTTGGGCACCCCCATTAGTTTGAATGTTCATTATAAATTGTGATTCTCCAATCTGAGCACCTGAACTATTGTAATACATTATTCTAAAATGGTCTAAGTGGCTTGAAAAGTTAGTGTAATCATTTAAAAAAGCTAATGTGTGGTAGTCAGTATCTTGAACATAATTAATGTTTCCTGTTATTCCATAATCACCAGAAGATGATTCTACATCGCTTAAAAATAAATCTGAAGCTGCACTTGCTTGATAGGGTTGGAATGCTGTTCCTTGTATGTAGTCAGAGTCATCATCTCTATCAGTCATTAATGGTAAGGATGCACCAATATAGTAGAGAGTATCATTTACACTTTCATCACTATCTTCTGTTGGTATCTCAGAAGCAAGTGAACTGTATTGCTGATAGCCTTTTACATATATAGTTTGAAGCTGTGTTCCATCAGTTCTATTATCACCATTAACGCTATATATTTTTTCATTTACAGGGTCACCATCCGCATCATCGCCAGAATTAGAACCTAATTTATGTATTGTTTCAAATGGAACGCCTATTTGGTTTTGGTCAAATACTGTATCTGTTAATTGACTATTAACAATATCTCTTAAATCAAAAAACGCTCTCGCTCTCTGTGTTGCCCCATTATTATCTGGACCATAACCATTTCTTCTTTGTTTGATTTTTCCTATTAATGTTCCTGAAGCATCATCAAGTCTAACTTCTAACACAAGCTTAAAATAAAATAAACCACTAATATTGTTTTGATACAGCATATAGCCAATCATAGGATTCCAATTGGTTATTACAGGCACTTTGTCTGCTGCATTTACAGGTTCTTGTTCAAATGATATATTTCCTAACGCCATAGTCTATTCTTTTAATGATTCTTCTAATGCTGCTTCTAAGTCATTAGCGAATGCTTCTGTTATTTTATCTGTTTGTTTATTTAATTCTAATGTAAATGGTTTACTAAAGAATTGTGTTCTTGTTAATCCTCTTTGGTATATTGCTCTTTGTATTAAGAACGCCAAACTCTTTCTTGGTATAAAACGACCATTTTTATCTCTTGCTTGAGCAAGTGGTTTTCCTACTATCCATTTGTCTATCACACTTCTTGGAGGCATTTTAGAAGAAAATTTAAACGAACTTCCTTGTCCTCTCATTTTTCCACTGCCCTTAAATCCACCTGCACCCTTCACACCTTCATCAACAAAAGCCCAATAATCTTCTGCCCCACCAAATTCAAATTCTAATGTTACTGATGAAGCTGATGCAGTAACTAAATAATCGAAGTCGTTGTATAATGTGTTTCGACTTGTTGTCTTTTTCTTTCGCTTTAATATACTCTTTCCTTCCTGGACAACATCGCCACCAAGTTTCTGCATTGCTTGTATGGTGTTTTTAAATTCCATTAACTATTACCTGTTACTGGAACAATACATAGATTGTTTGGATTAGGAACTTGAACACTTATGTTTGCAGCCCATCCTGTTAGTGTATTATCAAATCTTGCAGTAAAAGGTTCTGCGTTAATAGGTAGGCTTAAAACAACATCATTATCAACCCAAGATGTGGAATATAAGTTCTGATGAAATTCAGCTACAACATCGTTTATAATATTTAGAGTTTGTGAGAATGTATCAACACGACCAACACGTTGTCTGTTAGGATCATCACCAATTTCTTCGCTAATCATATCCATTACATAAATAGAAAACGTATATGTTTGAACGCCTTTGTCCATTGTTACTGTGCCTGGCTCTGCATATAGAATAATATAATCAGTAGCACCTAACTTATTCAAATCCACTTCATCCATCATTCCAGAATGAAAGCTATTAATCTCATAGTGCTTTTCTGCTATTGTTTCTAAATATCCAACTACGTTTCTAAAAGTTATCATAATTGCTTCTTTGTTTGTTATTATAATCTTGCGTATATGCTAAGTATGTTAGCGTTTCCAAGATTGGTATTTTTGTTATTTTATCAATGTTTAAAATGTCACCATTACAGAGTGAATAGAGAATGTTATACCATCCCCACTTACTATTCATACTTACACCTTTTGTTGTTTCATTTCCTGTGCTTTCAAAAAGTTGTGCGAAGTCATCGCCAATCTTTCTCCTAAAGTCAAAAAAAAACCTAAGCTAGAAAGTGCTATATCCATTGGACAGTCTTTGAAGATTTCTTCTTTGAACTCGTCTGGATTATAGCTTTCGATAGTATATCTTTCATTCCTTTTAAATGTAACCTTACGATATAAGATTGACATTATAATATGTAAGTTCTCAATAGGGCTTTTACAATAATTTTCAAGATCAATATATTCTCCTGTGCTAATCCCTGAAAGGTTAGGAACAAAACCATATTCTTCTTTTTTAAACATAAACGTCTTTCTAAATTCTTCTTTGTCTGGTTCTGTATCTATCATTGTTTTAATTATCCCCATTATCTCTAATAAGTCTTTGTAAGCCATCTTCTTTACAACAAAGGGTGTAGTGCTACATAATAACGCTAAACTCTTTATGACTTTGTTTTTCTCACTTCCTTTGCTCTCTTGTATTTCTACATATTTTTGATAAGTTTCTATTGTTATGTCAGACCACTTATCAGGTATTGTTAATTTAACCTCTTTCATTACTAATAAATATAAATTGTTATTATTTGTCTTTACGATATATAATACTTCCCAGAATAAGATACCATCAACTTATTTAATGCAACATATCTAACTGCATCAACTGCGTGATTAAAAGCATCTATTGGTTTGTTTGTTATTTCGTTATTCTTGTTTTTAATCCACTTATAGTTTCTAAATTCTTTAATTGCATTAATGCTGCTCTTAGTTATATTTAGCTTATGTCTTTTTAAAACATCAATACCAATACGAATGCTGTCTGCACCTTTCTTAGCAGGTTTAATATTAATACCACCCATTCTAAAGATTTCTTCTATTGATTTAGGTTCAGCACTATCTGCATAAATCTCTATGCCTCTGTCTATTCCTAAGTCTTTAATCTTGTGTGCAATATCTTGATTGGTCAAACCACGTTCATAAATGAGTTCGTCAACATATAAATCTAAATCGTGCTTATATACTTTAACTAAACTTGTAGGGTCAGCAGAGAATCCGAAGTCTAACCCTAATGCTATTTCTTTTGCATTATCTGGAATAGTATCTATTATGTTAAATGACGGGAAAATGGTTTCTGTGGCGACCCCACGCTGCCCTTCGCCAAAAACCCGCCATAAATTTTCATCCACTTCTTTTAGTCTTTCAATCTCCTTTACTGTTTCTTCATCTAAGAATGGATTATCTTTATATGTAGAAATATGAAAGTCTACATCATCTCTATCGTTATCTATTATCTGTGTGTATAACCAGTGGTATTCGTCAGATGGATTAAAGTCTATGATTATCTTGTATGTTGTTCTTAATGCAAGTTGTGTGTATTCTTCAAAGCCAAACTCATTACATTCATTCAAGAATAACACATCTCTCTTTCTACCTCTCACCCTTTGTGGCTGGTCTACACTAATGAACTCAATAACATTTCCATATAGATGATATAATGCACTTGATTTATTATGCAGTCTTTCGTCATACAGATTCTCTTTCTTTAGTATTTCAAAGAAGTCACGCATCGCTGTTCCTCTTAACGCAGGGAATGTTTTACGTGCTATAGTGATGTATAGATTCTTACCTTTGTTCTTATAAGCAAACTCAATCAATGCAAGTAGAATGGAATATGTCTTACCGCTTCTTGTTCCACCTTGTAAAACACAAATCCTTTTGCTTGAGTTTTTTACATCATAATATGGTTTAGCTTGTTTCATCTTCTTCATTGATCCAAGATGGAGGGGTTGCAGTTACATTAACATTCTGGTCAGGCATTCCTTCTATCCTGTCTAGTATTTCTTTTATTGCTTTTAACTTTTCATTGTTGTTACTATCCTTATGGAACGCTATTTGTATTAACATCTTAGCTATTGGCGAACCGAAGTCACCTTCACCACCCATATTAGTGTCTTGCGTTGATAGTAATTCCTTTAATACTGTTGCAACATTTCTTCTTCCTTTTGGTCTTCCATTCTTTTTAGGTTGGTTAGTAGAACTGAATCTTGTTGCTTCGTTTGGAAATTTATTCATTGTGTCCGTTTTTATTCCGTTTTATTTAAAATGATAATATATAGACTTAACTATTGTTTTTATTATGTCTATGCTTACCATTATGTATGTCCTTACTTGTAGATAAATTCTTTTCATATAAAGATTTTATTTTCTTTTTAAATTCTTTTACCTTCTTTTTGCTATCTATTTTTATTACCCACATTTCTTTGCTTTTTGGTTAGTAAACTGTTCCCATCTTTCAATAATTACATCACAGTATTTAGTATCTAATTCCATACCATAACAAACTCTATTTGTTTTTTCACAAGCTATTAATGTTGAACCACTACCAAGAAACAAATCTAAAATTTTATCATTTTTTTTAGAATAATCATTTAGTATTTCTTTGCATATTTTTAAAGGTTTTTGTGTTGGGTGTATTCTTTTTTCACTTTCCCCTTCTCTTACCATTCCGTTCCAAGTGCATTTATATTTTTTAACTGCAACACCTTTTATACTTGTCCACGCTAATTCACAATCTGAAAAAGTTGTTCCTTCTGGACGATCTTTGTCCCAAACTATCCATTTAGTGTTTAATGGTAATAAGTTGTGAAAATAATTAGCACCCCAAATAATTTGATTAGCACATAAACTTAATAAAAATGTAGGATCAAAAAATTTATTATCACCTAAAACTTCTCTATATGTTCCTTCTTTTGCTAAGACCCCTTTTCCTATATTTCCTTTTTTTGATACAACTGAAATTCCATAAGGCGGATCAGTAAATAATAATTCTGCTTTTTCTCCATTCATTAGTTTAGCAACATCACTTTCTTTTGTGCTATCACCGCACATTAATCTGTGTTTTCCAAGTTCCCAAACATCACCAAGTTTGACTCTGCTTTCTTTTACTTCTGGAATATGGTCATCTTCTGTATTGCCTTCAACTATCTTATCTATATTAAGTCCTAACTCTATTTCTTTAAAACCCCAAT